TATTCATTGTCATCTCCAATTTGTGTTATACTATTAGTAGTTTCTTTTTCTAGTGCGCCTAACCTCGTTAGGTGCCTTTTTTATATTCCCTACTCCTCAAATTTTTCCCATGACTCATTAATTCGCAATTTTTTGTTAATACGAAGCTTCAAGTCAT